GGAAGATTCAACTTCTTCTCTCTGGTCATAAGGGCAAGGAGATCATCTATCTCCAACGGTCGTCCAATAAGAACAAACTGAGGAAAACGAGTATGTAGATACTTATGCATAGCCTTTTGATAAAAGCGGGAGAGCCAATATCGGAAAGGGTTGCCCTTTGAGACAACCCTAGCCTTTAAAGGTTCAACAATTGCTTGAATCATAACATCATTGGATGTTTCATTAAGCTCACAAAGTTCCACAACCTCATCAAACGTCGGGCAGAGAGGGCCATATACCTCCTTAACAGACCTGGATCCCTCCCGCTCTTGATAGAACGAGATGGTACCCTTAGGTAACTGCTTTTGGATATAGGCCCGACCACCTCCCGTCGACCTCTTCAAGTTCCCATACGGAGTAAAGGCGGCGGAAACCGAAGCCTCCAATAATTCTTCCTTCGGATACTCGAATCGATTCCATATCTTTTCGTACATCTTCAAAAAAGAATAATTTGGGCTTTCACCCCTCATACCTGAGGTCATGACCTTTTTGTGTTTCACATAGGTCTCCACCACAAAGGATTGAGGAATAACGGCAGCTGCTCTCTTCACACCCTGTAAGATCGTCATACCCAGCCGAGCACACCTACTCGACTTCCTAGACACCATACGAGCCTTCATAAACTTCTTGAGCGGCCCTTGAAAATAGGGGGAGCCAATAAAGCCCTCCGGTTTCTCAGGAAGATCGTCGTTCATGAACTTTGCCATAGGATATGCAAGAACGTACTTAGCGTACTTAACAAACATTCCTACTGGCCACTGACTCGCTAACCTAACCACCACTAATTGATCTCCCCAAGGCAGGCGTAACAGAAAATCGCTGTCATAATCAAGGATCGCCAAAAGATAGGCTCTTCCGAGATAGACAGCGTCGTAAAACGATTCTGTACCCTCCCACCTGAACACTCCAGAGCGCTCGATCGCACGCTCAGAGCGTTTCCCCAGGACGAGTCGGAGTCCCAAGAGCGGTGCAAACTTTTCATCGAAAAGTGCACCTTGGGCTCCTTTTAACTCAACGACCGTCCCCCTCCCCGGGCCACCCCGGGACAGGGCATTCAACATCATATCGATTATGGATAGGGCTGTAAAGCTCTTATC